CAGATGCATCAGCAGCAGCAAATGCATCAGTAACGATCTGTACAAGAGTCGTGATTGCAGACTCTACGTTAGCACAAGCGTTGGGGTCAACAGTGATAGTAGGATCAGTGATCGTCAACTGATTCTTCATTGCTTGGATCATCAGATCCCTAGCAGCATTATATGCATCAATAGTAGCAGCTGCTTCGCTTACGATGTAAGAGAATGTACCACCCTCAAAATACTTGAGGGTGAACTTACGAGAATACTCGTTACCACCTTTTACAAGGTCAACACCAACGTAATCAACCAGAAGACCGATGTCACGCTTACACTTATCCTCATCAGCAGGATCTGCAGTGTTAGCACCTGCCTGCATTGTAGTCCATGCAGTGTCAATAATCTCCTGTCTGTTCTGCTGAATCAGGCGATATGCATCCTTAAATCTGTATACAGGATCATCTGCTGGATCACCAGGGAAGTAGAAATCTGGGTGTGCTACAGCAATCTCTGCTGCTGCTCTATCAATAATCTCTTGTCTGTTTTGTTGGATCAGACGATATCCATCTTTGAATCTATACTCGGGTTCTGATGTACCATCGCCACCAGGATAGAAGAAATCAGGAAATTGTACTGCAATATGTGCAGCAGACTTGTCTACAATCTCCTTACGGTTCAACTGAATTAGACGATATGCATCAGCATATCTCGATCCGTCATCAGTTTGGTTATCACCAGGGTGGAAGAAATCAGGGTGTTGTACAAAAATTTCAGCAGCAGAACGATCAATGATCAACTGCTTGTTTGCCTCAATCAGGTTACCAGAGTCAAAATATCTGGATTCTGGGTTAGCAGTATCTACAAGACCAGGACGGTTATCAATGAAGTGATTACCAGGCATCAGCATGATGCTGAACTGGTCAAAACGGTCATTATCCTTACCAGGCAGATAAGAATAACGTGCTACCTCTAGAAATGCTCTCTGAATCGTCTTGAATGGACGGAGAGGTGAATTACCCCTGTTGTCTAACTCATCAGTCGCATTAAAGTCATCTGGCGATACGTATAGATACTTACCTGTTTTACTTGAGTAAAGGTTATCAAGTCTTGTAAGAGGCATAATTAACCCAATCCCGCTGGACAATTTCTTCTGGATTATTTATACAATAAAACCTCCCCTTGTAGGGAGGTTTTACAGCACACGGAAGGGGTTTGGTTTGGCAGTATCGCCAACTCCTCCACCTGGACTCGAACCAGGAACCTATTGATTAACAGTCAACCGCTCTGCCTGATTGAGCTATAGAGGAATGTAGGGGGCGCTGTTTCTAAAATACAGATCTTTTGTACTCCCCCAGAAGTTATAATACCGCTGCTCGTCAGCAGCGGGGCACCAAGAGGGTTCCCACCTCTCTCCCACGCGGGTTGGTTTTCCGATTCTTTTTTCTCTCGGAGACGTGAGCACGGATGTATTCCAGTCCGTTATGGAGAATAGGAGACTCGAACTCCTGACTTCCGCCGTGCAAAAGCGGCGCTCTACCAGCTGAGCTAATTCCCCCCAGATCCGACTGGTTCAGTTTCGTCTAGATAACTGAACCAACCAGTAATAACGTACTTATCTTCATTTGGAGCAACTTGTCCCTTATGAGTATAAGTCCAGTCTGATGGCCAGATAACTGTCTTACCTTTTTTGGGTTTGACAGTATAATTCTGGTGCATAAAATCTGTGCCGCCACCCTCTTCGATATCATTAAGATATGTCATCCAGACTAGATGTCTGTTGTTATGAGGATGCATTGCATTGCATCTTTCAGTATGCCACTTGTAAAAACCTTCACCAGGTTTGTACCACTGAATTTGTACAGATTCAGCAACTCCCCAAGGAGAGTATACATTACAAGCGGGATATTTATCGATATACTTCTGTCCAACAACGAATAACTGCTTTAGATATTCGTCAACAACAGGAGCAAGATGCTTTTCAAATGGATATACGACAAGATCTGTAGACTTCTTGGCATCAGTAACACCAGTTGTAGTCTGCCCAGGACCCCTACGGTTTATTGAAAAATCAGAATTTTGAAAAAAATCAATTAGTCGATCGCAAATTGAAACGTCTCTAATCTTCGATTCTAAAATAAAATCCATAGTGTCCTGAATGTCGATGAGAGGACTTGAACCTCCACGGATAAATCCACTGGAACCTAAACCCAGCGCGTCTACCAATTCCGCCACATCGACGGAGAGCCTGTTGACAGACTTGAACTGACGACCTACGCTTTACAAAAGCGTTGCTCTACCAGCTGAGCTAAACAGGCATGCGGGCAAATTCAAAGTGTCCATAACGACTACCCCAAATTTGCTTACTTGTTCCCACGAGATAACCACGATCTATTACATGGTAATAGTCTTTGCCAAGAATTGCTTCATTCTTAACATATGTTTCACCATCTCTGTGAGGAACAATGCATTCACAACCCTGAACAGATCCGATATACTCTTCTTTGTTTGGGTTGTATGATAGAATTGTATCACATGTACCCTTATGTGTCAAGCTCTCATCGTACTTAATTTGATCGAGATTGACACATCCACGATATCGATTTTTGTCGAAATCGTAGTTTTTCATGCGAATTCTACCATTTTCCAGAACTGCCTCAACAATGAACTGCCTATAGGGCGCATGTAACTGATAGTTATATGCTTGTTCACCATAAAACATGTTATCGGTGCCAGGCACCTTTTTGTGGTGCAAACGCACCATGGCAAATCTAGATGGATACGAAAATGCTTGAACTTTGTTTTCCCACGTTCCCTCAAACCATTCTATAAATTGTTCAATCATCTTTAGGTAATAGTTCAGGATTATCTACAGTGAGTTCAAACATACAAGGATGTGCTTCTTCTGCCACTAGGTATGAAGACCAACGATACAATTCCTCGTCGTCCCAGTCTTGACCTTCCAACGCCTCGGTTTGAACCGCTGGATGATCTTGGACAAGTGTTGGTAACTCATCAAAGGTATATGGGATACCTTGTATGAAATACATCCGCACTACCATGCCCATATAAAAAGCATACGACTGTGTTAGTGTGTATTTCATAACATTCCCACTACATTTTATTTAGTAGTGGAATAGGGCAAGCGAGACTTGAACTCGCACGACTGTAATAGTCAACAGATTTTAAGTCTGGTGTGTCTACCGATTCCACCACTGCCCCTTGGGACCTCTGTATTATATCACAGAAACATCCCTTTGTCACTCATATAACGAAGCGATTCCTTCATTCCACCAATGTGCTTATCACCAATAGCAATTTGTGGAAAAGTTGCCTCCTCACCAAATTCTTGCTGAAATGCATTCAAAGTAAAATGCTTGTCTAGACGATATTCGAGATATTCGTCAATATTCTTCAAATCTTGGAGCAACATACCCATGCGCTCACACTCTTGACTGCCGTTACTGTAGATTACTGCTGTGGTCATATTCGATGACGATTTTTTTGTGTTGAGTTTTTTTGTCGCAACAGGTGTAATAATGTGCTTTACCACATAGAAGTTTCTCAACATTCTCAATGAGGTTTTTAGCAATTACCCTGTTAGTTTCTTCCTCCCAAGGTTCAAATCCATTATCAGTCTCGTTGTCTCCAGTCGTCTGGTTTGTCTCGTCCGAACCATTCGTTGATGTCATCTGCACCGTCAAATCCAGTTTTGTAGTTATTTGGGTCAGGATCGCCTAAACCCATTTTGTTCATAAAATCGTCCATGCTACCCTCTTGGATATCTTGAGCAGCTTGTCTTCGTGCCTTGTTTAACCAATCTCGGGCAGTAGTATGTCTCTTGGCGAGTTTCTCTGCCCAAATCATATCTTCGAGTTTTACCTCTTCCTTATTGGCAATCTTTTTGCAGATAAACTCCAGTCGGAGTCTATATTGAGTTGACAGCATAAATCACTCGCGCAGTTTTAGCTCTAAATCTTCGAGTTTATGATACTCTGCATGTGCCGCCTCTTGGCGGTCACACACAATATTTAGAATGTCATCCATGATAATGTCGTTATCGACATAATCATCAAGGTACTTGTCGATTGCTTCTTTCAAATACCTGTATCGATGCCACTCTGGTGAATAGGGTTTGTAGTGCATGATAAAGCGATTTCATACAACGATTATAGGGCAACGTCGCCGTTTTGTCAACTCGACCTTTTGGACAAAAAATTGGTGGCGAATTTTTTTCGGAATTCTGGTAACCGAAAGTCGAATTTCAGTTGAGGAAGATCGACAGTGCTTTGACAGTCATCGTACCAGCAGCAGTAACGTCAAGGACACCAGCAGTCTTGATCGAGCTAGCACCCTTCAAGAACTTGAGATCAAATCCCATAGCAGACTTCATCAACCACCCCTGTCCACCTAACGTAGGTCCTAACTTAACATCCCACGTTGCAGGTGCTTTTGTCTTCACGTTAGGCATAGGAACGCCTTTGATGTCATCAACCTTGAAACCAGTGATGTTATTATACATCGGTCCAAGGGTTTTGAGTGAATATCCACCCAGTTGTGACTGCATGTTAAGGTTAGCAGTTGCAACAATGTTGTAATGTCCCTTGGTTTTAATCGTATAGTTGCCTTGAATATCGTGAACAATAGATCCTGATGTGTTAATAGTCGTGGTAGAACCTGGTTTGTTCTGTTCGGTAGTAACCTCACCTGTTCCATTAGACACTTCACGACCATTGATATTCTTATTCAAGAATTCAGCATCCATGGTGATATCACCAGCATACATGTTGATCTTGCCGCTACCATTACCAACCTCAAGGTTGATAAGCTCACCTGCCTTGAGTGTCAGTGTCTTGACAGCATTGATGATAATGTTATCACCTTTAATGCCGCAGTCATCTCCCTGTGCCTCAAGATTCATACCACCTTCAGCATACACACTGTAGGCAGGAGATTCTTTTGATTTAGTCTTACCACCTTTACCAGGTGTTGCTTCAGTATCTTTCGCACCAGTTGCTTGAATGGAGATAGTTCCATTAGCTTTCTGGAGTTGATCACCTGTGTTCAGAATAAGTTTACCACCACAACCAGACTGACCTGGCACACCAGTGGAAAACACCATGTTTCCTGTCTCGTCAAAGAACATAGCACTTTGACCGTTGGTGACAGTATAACCGCCAGGTTGACCGTCACCACCTTCCCAACTCATGCACGTCCAACCATCAGACACCCAGTGTACTGTTGGTTTTGTAGAGCAGAATTTTTCTGTAGATAATTCTTCTGTCCTACCACTAGCAGGTTCCTTGTGTGGTTGACCTGATTTATCGGAAGGATGTAAATTATTCCCGTGTCTTTTAGTATCAAATGGCATAATTCTTTAAGGGCAATCAACGTAACGTCCAGTTCCGACCTTGACGAGACCAACGGTTTCGACAGACTCAACATCGAGACATACCATACTCGGAATGAAGATGGCACCTGATCCACCACCACCAATGATGGTGACCTTCGGTGTTGTTTTATAGGTAGTAGATCTATCTATAATCTTAACACTAACGACATATCCTCGCTCATCAATGACAGCTTCTGCTCTGTCACTAAAACCATCAACATATACAGTTGGTGGTGTCTTGTATCTAATGCCAGGTGAGATCAGAGTAAATGAATCAATGATGCATCTTAAGTTAGAATCATCAGGTAGGTTGCGCTTATAACCCAGTCCTCCTCTAGTGACTCTGATCTCACTCACAAATCCTTTATCATCTAGCAAAGCGATACCAGTGGCACCATATCCAGCACCAGAGAAGATAACTCTTGGTGGTTCGGAGTATGCATCACCCTTGTCTTTGATATCAACAGAAATAATCTTTCCATCATCATCAGTAATTGGTGTATCAGCTCTTGGTGGTTCACGCGGTGGAGGATCATCTTCAGGATCATCATCGGGTAGAACGAACTCCTCATCACGAATGATCTTCGTACTGCAAGAAGCTTCGGTGTCAACGATCTTAAAGGTAAGAATCTCAACGTCTTCGATCTCACCATCCTCTACGATACCTTTGACAACCTTCGCCTTTCCATCCTTAAGTTTGAACGTACCTTGCAAGGAACCATCAACAAAATCATTTTCATCTACGTCACCGTAAATAATATACTGGAACTGTCTACCTTCGGAGAAGTTTTCAGCGGTGATGAGGAACTCAATGTCCTCACCCTCTTTATACTGTTCTTTATCTGTGGTTACTTCAATACTTGGGAAGTTATCGGGAGATTCAGGGGTATCATTAAATGAATCGGGAAGAACAAACGAGAAGTCAGCAAGAATAGTAATGGGTGCTTTAGCACCAGTATCATTGCCGTCTTCATCCTCAAGATGGAAGTTGAACAGCTGATCTACTTTCATCTCGATGTCAGTGTTGAGTTTGATCAACACTTCTGCTCTACACAGAGGAACAGAGATGTCTTGCAGTTCATCATTCTCATCAACAAATTGATCCTCAAAGGTATCATACTGGGTAACAGTAAAGGTTCCCTTTAACAAATCATCGGCGTCGATGTTTCTCAATGGATCATCAATGTATTCCTCAACGATGTCACCAACCAAAGAGTAACTTAAGGTTGCTCCATCAGCAACGTTAGTTGTATTAACAGTGAATGTAATAGTATCACCGCCTGCAACTAGTTGTGGTTCTCCGACGACACTATACCTCTTTGTTCCGTCGTAGTCAATAGGCAAAGGTGGATCGTCATCGTCGTCATCATCCTCGTCATCAGGCAGTTCAGGTGGAATTGGTTCGTAATCTTCGTAGGCGAACCTGCAAGAACCATCATCAATATTTGCGTTAGGATTATAGTTTTCGGCGTCTTCGTTTGTACAACCAAAAATCTCTAGCTCTGGATCATCCTCGGGGAAGAATCCTGGTGGTGTGTCGCCATCTCCCTCATTGCCAGGTGGTTCTGGAGGAGGACCATCAGGTTGTGGATTTTTAGGAACACCACCAACAAACACAACTTTAGTGGGGTCTGGATCTGGGTAGTCCTGACTTTCTTCACAAGAGAATCTCTCTCCAGTGTCACCCTCTTCTAGGTCTTGGAGAAGGTTATCCAACCAGTCATCACCATCTTCATCAGTGCCACAGTCGTTACACTTGACAGTTTCTTTGGAGCAATTACCATCAGGTCCACTACAAGAGATGCCTAGGAATGACATTACCTTCGCAATAGCACCGCCGATCATGTTCAACGGTGCCGCTAGTATTCCTAATATACTTTGCAACGGTCCAAGTATACTGTTGATGAGACCATCAATTAGTTCCAAGATCTTATTGATGATGCCATCAACCAAGTTGATAACTGCACATGCTGCTGGAGAGAAGACATCCATGATGAAACTAAACAGCAGATCGGTTAGGAAGTTTACCAACCGTTCAATGAGATCTTCCATGGCACAACCCAGTGCCTTCAGAATCTGATCAAGTATTCTCTTTACTGTCTTGAGGAAGTTACCCTTCTTTCTCTCTGCTCTATGATCTTGCTTTGGATCTTTAGGGATCTTTCTTTCTTGTTCCTCTGGTAAATTCAGTCCCAAGACAGACAGAACAAGTTTCTCAATACCAGCACGTAGTTGTGTAATAATCTCTGACTGGATACGACCCATCAAACTACGGACAAGTCTAGTGACTCTACCAATGTGATGTCTAGCAATTGCTATCTTGTCATAGAGAAATCCATTTACCTTACTGACATAGAAGTCGCCAAGTTGTCCGCCCGATGCTTGGTTGGCAGCAAGCAAGTCACCGATGATGTTGGTAACCTGCTTACCAAAATTACTTTCGTTACCACACTTTGGGTTGGCAATAGTAACACAGTTTGCAGAACCAATAGGGTTGGTGTCACTGTGCTTTGCACGTAGCGCAGCGATGATAGCAGGAGCACCCTTCTCCTCATGTGAACGAGCAGCATCAGGTTCACCACCATCTGTGTTAGCACCAGTCTCTGGATCTACACCGTCTGGTCTGTCTTGAGAGCGATGTGCTTGTGGTTTACTATCAGCAGCAGTATGAGTAGTAAAGTTTCTAGCACCATCCTCACCACCTGCAGGGTCATCGTTCTTGACGACAGTAGCACCAGCAGTGTGACCAACTGATCCCATGATGACAGGTTTCTGTTTGTCATTGTCAAGGAAGAAACCAATGACCCAGTTACCTGCTCGTAGTTCTGCTGTAGCACCAGTGACACCACCATCACTGAATGGTACAGTCACGGGCATGACTACGTTTGCCCATGGTAGTTGATTCGTTGGTGTTTTCTGACCGTCTCTTAAGTGTACGCCAACGATACGCACACGATATCTACCAGACTTTTTAGGGTCGCTTTCTCTCCCTGTTTCAACCTGTCCAATCCACCAGTTGAAACCATCGGCACCAATTTGATTAGTAGCAAGCAGTGATGATAATACTGGATCCATACCAATAGGGTTTATTTTTATTTATGTGGCAACATTGGAGGTGTCATCAGGTCTACCATAGGAGTCTCTGACTAGGGTCAGGTATGTATTACCTTTAGCTTCCTTGGGAGACAAGGCATGATTTAGTTTCGCAATCAGATAAACACCACTATGCTCTGGATCATACTGGTCTGGTTGTCTCTCTTCTGTAGGTATATTATTTGGGATCTGAATCTCAACTGTCTGTCCTACTCTCAAGTCCAGTCGCACAGGAATTTTGATAAGAACCTGCTGATTGTTCTGCGACTCTAGTCTTGAGATATTCTGTGCAATATAATTCTTCTGCCAGTCAGGAAACTCGGCAGTGTTCTGCCCACCACCATCTGGTTTCTCTGGTGATGCTACCTCGACACCATCAAACCACGTCTCATGATCCACAAGCACCGACATAATTCTGCTCGGTTCTGCTGCTAGTTCTGCCTGACCTTTAGCAAGACCAGACTGTGATCCTAGATGCTCCATCTCATCAAAAGAATCCTGCAGTTTATAGTTGTACTCTTCGTAAGCACCAGTGCTAAAGTTATAGTAACAGATTACATTAGAGAACGTTCCCATCCTTAACTTGGATAGGATATCAATCTCCTTTTGAAAATCAATATCAAGAATCTTCTGCTGTGGTGTAGCGGTCTCGGAACTGTTTGGTTCTTGAGTGAATATTTCTCTTGGTGGATTCTTCTCCAGAGAATTCAGTC